CTCATTGATATCGTCTTCGCTGTTGTAGTCTTCTAGCTCCCAAATCTCTCTTAGTAGTCTTTCATTTTCTAATCTAGTCTGCTCTCTATCAATTCTGCCGTCTAGTATAGAATTAACTATTTTAACTATAGTCCAAATAATACCTAATAAAGATACTGCAAAGCTCATAGAGCCTAGGTTTATATCTCCACTCTTTAAAAAGTGATTAACCGCTTCTCTTGTGCTTAGTATCCAAAGCCCGTAAGTCCCCCAATCTGCGATGTACTTAATCATATTAACCAATTTGCCAACCCCCGAAGTTGTTATCTCTGTTGGGGCTCATTTGTTCTTTAGTGTTCACAAGGTACTCAGGGAAGCTATTAGGGTAATTCCTTAGGTATTCTATTAATCTACTTGCGTAGTGATTTGCTGTATCTCTAGTAGCTTCTGTCATCATATTAATATCTGACTTAGAAAGTGTCTCAGACGCTTCGCTAGTATGCTTAAATACGCCTTTGTTGTTTATACTAAACTGACTGAAAGGTAGAAACTCTAAAAGTGAATATTGTGCCAAGGTTGGCTTTATATAGCTTTTAACTAAAGTATCATAGTCTCCTGTAAGTGTGTTAGCCAATACGTCAGCCTGTAGCTTCTCGTATAGGTTAGTTCCTAGAAGTTCGTGTACGTGAATATCTTGAGCTATCTCAATGTATTGTACTACTCTGTCGAAATCTAGGTTTCCTGATATTGGTGTATATCTTACTAGGTCGTCTCTACTAATAAATAATGCTTTCATCTTTATTTCTTTTTACCTTTTGGTTTATAACTTGGGTGGTGTCCTTTATCTGCTCTGTCTATTTGAGCTTCAGATACCCTTCTATCGTTTCTGTATTTCCCGCTCTTTGGGTTAAAGTGTTTCTTACGTGCTTCTGCTATTGTAGCTTTTTTCACTCCATTCATAGCACCTCCACCCCAAGGAGTACCGTCTAGTTTCTCTCTCTTAATATATATGCGTCTCTGCCACTTATGATGACAGTTGACCCCGCCTTTATGCAACCACAAACTATACGGATTTTTGTTGTGACCTAGGGCGCTATTTACTCCGTCAGCCTTCATTTTTATTATATCTTCTTTGCGATACAATTTGTTAGCTGACTCCATAGCAGAACAAAATGGTCTTTGTTTTTTACCACTATTACTCTTGCCGTTTTTTCTAGAGCCTTGTACATAAGCATAACGTACCTTAACAAATTTATTATCCTGTTTACTATCCTTTGCTCTGTTATCTGCAGGAGCTACACTAAGAGCTACGTTTAAGGTAGCGTTAAGCATTTGCTCAAAGTCTTCGTCTTCTGTTTCTCCGTCATCTACTCTAGCGTCAACACATACCCAATCATTAGGCATATCTTCGCCTACGTTTTTAAGGTATATTAGTATCTCAGCTTGTTTTTCTCCTACTTTACACATTAGTCACGGGTTTTTAAGTATGCACTCATTGCTAAGTCAATAGCACTCTTTAAGTTTTGGTCTTCTTTGTTGTAGTCAGCGTCTTTGTCTTCTACCTTGTCTACGTCTTTTTTATCTTCTTTCACTACGTCTTCTCCTTCTTGGTTTTCTTCTGTAAACTCTATAGGCTGTGAAGTAATAAAGTATATCTCAGGTACTTCTCCGTTAAGCTCTAATATCTCCTCTATAGCATCTAAGACTTCGTCTTGAAATGTACATATAACAGTAGAATTAAATAGCTGAGAAGCTACCATTATTTCATCTGAGTTAGAAGCTAGTCCGTTACCTCCGTCTTTAATACCTAATAACATAGGAGAAGTAACTCTGTGCCCTACTAATATTTTGTGCATAGCTTCATTTGCTAGGTACTCATAGTGTGAAGGTGCATCTGTTAAAGATATATCCTCTACAGTAGCTTTACTATCTGCGTTCTCATTAAACGCTACAATCACCTTTTGACCCTTAGAGCCTGTTAACTTTTGCTTAACATCGTTAGAGATAGCTTCTCTCTCTTTGTTAGAAGGTACTCCGTTATTAAAGTTTATAACCTTTGTACCGCTAAATGAGTTTTTAGCTTCATTAAGTAGGTAGTCTGAGATTTCATTTTCAAGCTCACAATAAGGTAAAGCTCCACTATATCCTACAGGGCTAAAATATGAATATCCTGAGATATAAGG